CAATCCGAGACTATCGGGCCTATCGAAAAATCCACCCTGAAGCATTCCAAGTATGGGCCTGCTCGGAGAAGAAAGGCGCGGCCCTGCTGGCTCGCAGAATCTCCCGAATCCTCGGTCGCCCGAACGAAAAGCTCACCGACGCGCCGAGATAGCGCGCCGAAAACACACTGACTCTATGACTAAGAAAGACATCAAAAAAAGACAGGAGGCGCGTTCGCGTGAAGCGCATGGATGGACGGCACTGAGAGCCGAGGTGGAACGCAGGGAGGGCGAAGCGCGGCGAGAGCTAAAGTATGCGCAGTCAGTGGAGGCAAAAAACTGCGAGGCGTATCAACGCGGAAAAATCGCCGCGCTGACCGATTTGGCTAACTGGATCGCCGACACCAAGGAAGTGCCGCCCATCGTCTCAAGCTCAGCGGCGACGCCGGGCGAAAGGAGCACCGATGTCCGCTGACCTCTCAAGCCCGGAGTCGTCCGCTGGAGCGCGTGGTTCGGCGCAGACGTTGCCGGAGGATTGGACCTGTGACCGTTGCGGCAAAACCAGCGCCGAGACCACGGTGTTCTGGCCGAGGTCACGAATGGACCTCGATGAACGGGTAACATTGAAGGAATACGGCGTGGATGAAGGACAATTTTTTGACGGAAAAGATGTGGCGCTCTGCGGGCAGTGCAACGGTTCCCACTGGTCTGCGCCGAACGATCAAACTCTGCCGACCGAAGGGGCGGCGAAAAAGACATGAAAACACGAAAGACTACATCCGCCCCGAAGGTTGGCAGCAGTGCCTTGTTCGGCACTTGGTCGCCGCCAGACACGGCCCCGAGAAACGGCACGCTCATCCTCGGAGACTTTGGATGGCCATGGCCGCTGCTTGCGGTCTGGGATGAGTATGATGAGCAATGGGTGACGGCTACCCTGCAAGCCTGCCCGATGGAGAATGGGAAGAAGAACTCATACCTCGAAACTGACACGGAAAAGGGCAGCGCATTGAAGCGATGGACTCCGCTACCGCTGCTGCCGAACGAATCAAGCTCAGCGGCGACGCCGGGCGGAAGGAGCACCGATGTCCGCTAACCTCCCAAGCCCGGAGTCGTCCGCTGGAGCGCGTGGTTCGGCGAATTGTAAGCGGCGCGTTCGCAATGAAGCGGAGCGGGAGGAGGGGCTGGAATGAGCCAACTACTCACCACGCTGCCGCGCGACCGATTCACGCCGGTGCCAGGCGTCGCGCTCGTTGTGCGTCGAAAGATCATCGGGCGCTGTTGGACGTTCGAGGCAGGACAGAAGCTGCGCGGAGAACGCGACGCCGACGGGACATGGACCGTGTGGCCACCGCATGACAGGAGCGCATACATCATCGACATCCCGCGCTGGTATGTGCGCCTCGACCGGCAGCGGACGGCGGGGAGGAAGCGCGTCGCCTCGGAGCCGCGCCATTCGCCGAACAGATGATTGATCGGAAAAACTTCGTCATAACATGACCGCCGAACTTCCACTCCCGCCCGGCCCCGCCACGCCGGCTTCACCCGTGCCCCCCGCCGCCGAGGCTACCGCCGAACAGATCGCCCGCTGGGAATCCCTCTACGACACGAAGCGCCGGCAGCTCTTTCGTTACCTCGCCACGGGCCGCCAGAAAGGCCGGCCGTGCCCGCTGGATCATCCCGCACAAATGCCCGGCTGGTGGGCCGCGTGCATGAAACAGCGAGTGCCCACGAAGATCCTCACCGCCGCACAGCACGCCGCCGCACAGACCGGCACGCCCGCGAGCGAAGCGCCCGCGCCCGAGCCACCGCCACCCGCGCCCGCCGAAAAACTGGCGCTCACCGAGGCCAGCTACGATTTCCCCGCCCAGGTCGAGCGCCTGCGCGGCGAGCAGCGCCGCATTCAGAGCCAGCTCGACAAAGCGCGCGCCGGAGCGGTCGTGGATGGCGTCCTCGTCGTGAATCAAACCGACTGCGAAAGCCTTTTGCGCCAGTCCCTTTCCCTCACCGCCGAGCTGCGCAAAGCCGAGAACGATCTCAACGCCTGGCTCGTCACCCGCGGCGCGCTGTCCGACACGGCGACGGTCCGCAGCGAAAATGCCCGCATCGCCGGCGCGATCTACGGAGCCGTTCGCCGCCTCGTCCGCAGCGTCCGGCCCCTGCTCACCGGCAAAAGCGACGCCGAGCAGGACCGGCTATGGGACGCGAAAACCCTCGAATGCTTTTCCGCGCTCAAGGCCGCGAAGTTCACCGGCGAGATCCCCGCGGAAACCCCATGAGCGCCGTCGCCGAACTCCGCGAGTTCATCACCTCCACCTGGGCCGATGGCATCCGCGATCGAGCCGTGCAAAACGTATGGGAATTCGCCCGCGACAACATCGTCTTCACCCCGAAGATGGGCAACATCACCGGGCCTTACGACCCCGACCTCACGCCCTACACGAAGCTTTTCCAGGAGGCCATCACCAGCGACTTCCGCAACATCCCCGAGGAGGATTGGTGGCTGCGCGGCCTCGCCGATAAAGGCCAGCGGTGCGACGAAGCCTTTGTGGTGAAGAGCTCGCAGTCCGGCCTCACGCAAGGCGCGCTCAACGGCACCATCTACCTCCCCCTCCACGCCCCGGGCCGCCTGCTCTACGTCCTCGACAGCGTCCCCAAAGCCAAGAAAGTCGCCCTCACCCGCGTCATCCCTTTCCTCCGCGAGCTGTGCGGCGCAGTCATCGCCGACGAAGCCGATCTCAACGCCACCTTCATCGAGCTGATGGACATGATCATGGAATTCGGAGGATCCTACTCGTCCGGTCTCTTCTCGGAAAAGCCGCTCAAATACGCCTTCGCCGACGACGTTGAATACATGGTCAGCCAGGGCGGCGCCGCCGGCATGCTCGATGGCGTCCACGTCATCGACCACCTGCGCTCCCGCTTCACCACGGCCGACGAATCCTTCCTCGGCGTCTTCTCCAAGCCGAACCTCGAAAGCTCCGAATTCATCGCAAACGCCCTGGCCGGCTCGCAGCATCGCTACTACGTCCGCTGCCCCCACTGCGGCACGCGGCAGATCCTCGAACCGGAGAATCTGAACTTCGATCACAAAGGCTGCAAAGACCTCGCCGGCCGCTACGATCTCGACGCCGTCGAAGCCCTCACCACCTACCGCTGCGCCAGCGCCGCGCATTGCGAGATCGAGGAAAAGTGGAAGCACTCCATGAATCTCGCCGGCACCTGGCTGCCCAAGTCCCGCGAGGCCCGCATCCGCGACGAAGATCCCGCGCTCGTCCCGCGCCGGCTCTCCATGCAGATCAGCGATCTCTACTCCCCTTTCCCGAAGGTGAAGTGGGGCATGCTCGCCCGCATGAAGATCGCCGCGGAAAACAACCCCGCCGCGTTGAAGCATCTCACCACAAACCATTTTGCCCGCCCCTGGCGCGAGTCCGCCATCAGCCTACGCGCAGACAACATCCGCGCGATCTGCGCCGGCGCGCTGAATCCGCTCACCGGCAAATGGTGGCCCGACGACTGCGACCACGAGGGCAAGCTCAAAGTGCCGGCCTACCGCCGCGGCGAGTGCCCCTTCCGCCCCGTCGCCGTCACCGCCACCAGCGATGTCCAGGGCGACAAGTTCAAATGGATCATCTGCGGCTGGCAGATCGACGGCACCTGCGCCGTCATCGAATACGGAGCCTCCCTCGGCACCTTCGACCTTTACGAAAAGATGATCGACCCCCGCGCCCATGATGGCTCCCCGCTCCTCTCTCTCATCGATCCCGACCGCCCGCTCATCGCCGAGCATGGCCTCGTCGATTCCGGCGCGTTCACCTCGGCGATTTACGATTTTTGCATCCGCACCGGCTGGGCCTGGTATCCGTCGAAAGGCACCGGAGGCATCGAACTCAACGGCCAGATGGTCGCCGGCCGCCCCGACTTTTACGAAGGCACGCCGATCCTCCGCTACCACTACCACGATCACGCCCTCAAGACCCTGCTCTACAACGGCAAGATCGCCAAAGCGCACGACAGCAAGTGGCCGCAGCCCCGCCTCTACCTCCCCCACGATCTCACCGACGACTTCATCCTCGAACTCCTCTCTGAATCCCTGCAGCCGAAGCGCACTTCCGGCCGGGCCGTGCGCATGGAATGGATCCACAACTCGCGCATCGGCCCGAACGACTGGGGAGACGCGCTGAAGATGCAGTTCGCCCTCTGGCAGATCGTCGGCCCGCAATATCAGGGTGCCGCCGGCCTCAACGTCCGCCACTACGAGCTAAAGCCGCCACCTCCTTTGACACCCGCCGCCACCTCGTAGCGTGGAGCAGCCTGGTCAGCTCGTCAGCCTCATAAGCTGAAGGTCGTGGGTTCAAATCCCACCGCTGCAAGATTTTCTCCCGCGCCAGTTCCGCCGCAAGGTGGCGACAAGACAGGGATGGCCGCAATACTGGCGAAAGGCACGGCCCCGCAAATTGCCACGCGGTAAAAGCGACACGAGCCCCGCTGGAGTCGAGCAGGCAATGGAACGCGGGAGCTTTGACACCCCACCCGCGGCAATGGATGACGCCATTCTCCTCCGCACCGCCGACCGCAACCTCCGCCGCAAGTTCGCGGCGGACATCCCGGGGCTGATCACCTTTGCCGACGGCCTCGCCACCGCGAGCAAAGCCAGCGCCGTCACCATCACCAGCTCGAACTTCGAGGGCGGCGGCAGTTCCGGCAACGTGACCATGCCCCAGGAGATCTGGCTCGCCGCCGCCGAGGAACTGCTCGCCGATCCCACTTTCAACCCGGACGCGGTCGGACGCCGCGCCCCGCGCCTCATCATGCCCGACTACTCCTGCGCACAGGTATGAGCCGCCCGAAAAAGCGCAAAGTCGCCGCACCGAAAGCGGGCCAGCCTCTCGCGGCCAGCGGCGTCGGAGGAACATGGGGCAGCTTTTACGAGGCCACGGGCTACTCGACCTCGCGCGCCTACAAGCCCTTTTTCGCCACCGACAGCAAGCACACCCTGACCAGCTTCAACCGCCTGCGCGCGATGAGCCTGGCGCGCTGGGCCTACGTCAACATCCCCGTGCTCAAGGCTGGCGTCGATCTCATGGCCCGCCTCACCGTGGGCACCGGTTTCGAGCCGCGCACCCCCGGCCCGCTCGGCAAACTCTACGACGCCTACTACCTCGCCCGCGCCCGCGCCATCGGCTTCATGGCGGGAGAAAGCATGGACGAGCTGCTCCTCCACGACTGCCGCGCCGTCGATGTCGATGGCGATCTCGGCTACGTCATGACCGAAGACGAAACCGGCGCGGCCAAGCTTCAGGTCATCGAAGGCCACCGCATCACCACGGGCGACACCACCGACGAGCGCTGCGTGGATGGCATCTGGGTGGATACCTTCGGGCGCAAGGCCGGCTACAACGTCGCCCTCCCCGGTGGCAAAACCGTCCGCCTCGCCCCGCGCGATTTCCTCTATCTGGCCGAGCGCAACCGCCCCGACGAGCTGCGCTCGATGACAAACTTCGTTCACGCGCTCGCCCCGCTGCAGGACCTTTACGAGATCCTCGGCTTCGCCATGACCTCGGCGAAAAAGAACACCGAGATCGCCGCGATCATCGAAACGCAGACGCCCAACGATCTCCCGCTCGGTGCCCCGCGCGGCATGACCGTCCGCAGCGCCGTCGCCGCCAGTGGCGACCAACCCGCCGCGCCCGCCGTGCAAGTCACCTACGAGCAGGTCACCGGCGGCGGTGGCAAGATACCCATCCTCCGCCCCGGCGAGACCTTCAAGAGCTTCGCCCACGCCCAGCCGAGCCCGACCATCGCCCAGTGGAGCGACTTTCACCTGCGCGGCATCTTCGCCGGCTACGGCCTGCCTTTCGAGATCGTCCTCAAGCCCGAGCTGCTCGGCGGTGCCGCCTACCGCGGAGTGCTCGCCATCCTCCGCCAGCGCCTGCAGCAGCGGCGCAACAACCTGGTGTTCCCCAAGCTCACCCGCAGCCGTTTCTGGATTCTCTCCCGAGGCATCAAACGCGGCGAAATCCCCTACGACCCGGCGCTCTTCCGCGTGGAGTGGCAGCCGAAGTTTGTGGACATCACCGTGGATGCCGGACGGGAATCCCGCGAGCGCCGCGCCAACGTCCTCGGCGGGCTCGACACCTTCACCAGCTACGACGCCGAAAACGGCAACGACTACCTCGGCATAACCCTGCCCGCCCGCGAGGCCGAGATGGCTGCGCAGTGCGAAGCCGCCAAGCGCCTCGCCGAGAAATATCCGGGACTCGGATTCTCCGCCGCCCTCGCCCGCATCGCCCTTCTCACCCAAGGCGCGAGCGAAGGCAACCTCGCCTCGGCTGCACCGGTGCAGCCCACCCCATCTGACGCATGAAAACCTTCGCCCTGACCTCGCCCATCGCCCTCATCCGCCCGCCGCACTTCGCCGCCGCCGCCGCCAGCGCCGCCGCCCTGCTGAATAACCCGCGCTTTGCCGCCCGCGCCGACGACGACGAGGACGCGATGTGGTGGGAGGTCGAAGACCTTTACGGCGCGCCCCTGCCCAAACCGGAAACCGTGGGCAAGACCGCCATCATCCCCATCAAAGGCGTCATCACCTCCGGCCTGCATCCCATCTACCGCGTGATCGGGTTTGCCGATACCGAGCAGATCGCCGGCTGGGTCCGCGCCGCCGCCGCCGATCCCGCGATCGAGGAGATCCTGCTGCGCATCGACTCGCCCGGAGGCATGGTCACCGGCACGCCCGAACTGGCCGCCGCCGTCGCCGCCGCCGACAAGATCAAACCCGTCGCCGCGCACACCTCCGGCATGATGGATTCCGCCGCCTACTGGATCGCCTCGCAGGCCCGCGCCCTCTGCTGCACCCCGAGCGCCGATGTCGGCTGCATCGGCGTTTATCAAGTCTGCTACGACGAGACCGCCCTCATCGAGGGCTTCGGCGTGAAGGCCACCATCTTCAAAAGCGGAGACCTCAAAGCCGCCGGACATCCGCACATCCCCATGAGCGAAGCCCAGGCCGCGCACCTCCAGGCGGAGATCGACGCCATCGGCGTGCAATTCCGTGCCGCCGCCACCGCGCGCCGCCCCATCGATGAGGACTCCATGCGCGGCCAGTCCTTCCTCGGCACCGAGGCCCTGTCGCGCGGGCTGGTGGACGATGTCTGCACCATCGAGGGCCTGCTTTCCGTTTGACAACCCGCCGAAGACAACATGGGCCTCTTTTCCTCCTCCGCCACTCTCGAACAGCGCGTCGCGCAGCTTGAGTCCGACCTCGCCGCCTCCGCCGCGCAGGTCTCCATCCTCACCGACGACCTCGCCACCGCCACCCAGCGCGCTCTTACCGCCGAGGGCCTCGTCGTCACGCTCACCGCCGAGCGCGATGCCGCCACGGCCGCGCACGCCGCCTGTTCCGCGGAAAACGCCGTTCTCAGCCAGGTGGCCAATCTCATCGGACTCACTGCCGAGGCCGTCGCCGCACTCACCCCGGAGACCGCGCCCGCCGCCTTCGCCTCCGCCTTCGAGGCCCGCGCCGGAGCCCGTGCCGTGGAGCTGGCCGCCAGCCAGGGCGTCCCCGCCATCCCCACCGAGCCCTCCGGCACCGTCGCCGATTCCGACGAGGCCATCTACGACCGCTTCGCCGCCGCCGACTCCGCCGAGGCCACGCGCATGTTTCAGGACGCCACCCTCGGCCCCGTCATCCGCCGCGAATCCGCCCGCCGCCACGCCGCCGCGTAACCCCTCTCTCTCGCCCGCAACCAACCAACCAACCAACAACCTAAGACTTTATGGCTACAATCAACTTCGACGACAAGATTTTCTCCCGGGAAATTCTCAACCAGGTCACCAAGCGCCTCGCGCCTCTCCGCGCGTTCGCCCGTGATTTCAGCATGGAGGCCAAAAACGTGGGCGACGCCATCGCCGTCCCGCTCATTGGCGCAGCCACCGCCACGACCTTCAGCCAGTCCGACAACTCGGGAAACCCCTACGAGCAATCCGGTGGCAACGTCTCCGCGATCACCGTGTCTCTCAATGAGAACCACATCGTGCCCGTGGACATCACCGATCTCCAGGCGCTCAACCAATCCCCGGCCCGCGCCGAGGTCTTCGCCGTGCAGGCCGGCAACGCGCTCTTCAACCGCGTCTTCGGTCGCATCACCTCGCTGGTCACTTCGGTGAACTTCGGCGCGATCGTCACCACCCTCGCCACCGCAAGCTGGACGCTCACCACCCTCCGCGCCCTCAAGCTCGTGCTCGAACAGCGCGACGCAGGCGTGGACCGCCGCTCGCTCTTCATCCCCGTGGAGATCGAGGACACCGCACTGCTCGGCAACACCGCCTTCAACGCCGCGATCAACTACGGCGGAGCCGAGGCCATCCGCGAGGGCCGCGTGCCGCGCGCCATCGGATTCGATGTCTATGCGCTCAACCAGATCCCGACCAACGGCATCTCTCTGACCGCCTGGGCGCAGACGCCCGACGCCATCGCCGTGGCCATGCGCCTCAAGCGCCCGCAGGACCTCTCCATGCTCGCCGCCTACGAGGAACTGAGCGATCCCGGCACCGGCTTCGCCTTCACCTACCGCCGGCACTACAACCCCGGCTCGGGCAAGCATCACATCAACATGGAAGTGCTCTTCGGCATGACCCAGGCGATCACCCTCAACCTCGCCCTCGCGACCAAGCCGTAACTCCACCTTCAACGTCCGCTGCGCAAGGCTAGCTGCGCAGCGGCGGAGTTTCTCCGGGGCCTCCCAGTGGCCTCAAAAGAAAACCCGAAGGCCCGACCGCTAGCCCGGTCGGGCTTTCCTTTTGCACCCATGACTTCACAGAAAATCTCCCTCGCCATCATCACCGGCAACATCGGCGCGCCGATGATGAACCGCTTCCTCGATCACTTCTGGCAGGTCGCCGACGAGATCATCGTCGTCCGTGCCGTGGGCTGCGTGCCGCCCGACGACAGCCTGTGCGTCGCCGCGGGGCGCGGTTGCATCACTGCCGACTACCACAACGCCAACTGGAGCGCGGACTGGCCCCACGTCGATGACTTCGCCGCCGCGCGCAATCAGGCATGGGCCCTCGCCACCGGCGACTGGATCATGTGGGCCGATACCGACGACATCATCACCCCGGAGGCCGCTGCCGCCATCCGCGCCGCGATCGAGGAAAAGGGCGAGCGCTTCGACATGCTGCAGACGCCCTACTGCGTCCCAGATGCCGGCCTGCTCGACAACCCGCGCGAGCGCGTGGTCCGCCGCGGCATCGCCCGCTGGGCGCAGCCCGTTCACGAATGCCTCGAACCCATCGACCCCGCTGCGAAGTGGCGCACCGCCACCTGCGCCGAGGGCCGCATCGTCCACGATCCCGGCCCGCGCCCGCCCGCCGCGCGCAACGGCCGCAACCTCCGCATCCTCGAAAGCCTCCCGCCCGACCAGCTCACCACCTCCCTGCGCTACCATCTCTTCGCCGAGCTTTTCGCGATGGGGCGCAAAGCCGAGGGCGCGCTCGCCGCCGAGCAGTTCCTCCTGCTGAAAGACGCCGGCCCCGTCGAGCGCTTCGAGTGCGCGCTCTCGCTTTCCATGGTCGCCGAAGATCCCGCCGACAAAGCCCAGTGGCTCCAACTCGCCTGGCACAAATGCCCCCACCGCCGCGAGCCGCTCGTGCTGCTCTCCAATCTCGCCCTCAACGCCGACGATCCCACCCGAGCCGAAGCCTACCTCCGCGCCGCCTCCGCCCTGCCGCTCCCGCAGCCAGCCCCGTGGAATCTCCGCCGCAAGATGTGGGGCTGGCAGTTCATCCAAGAGCAAGCCCGCGTGCTGCGCACCCAGGGGAATTTCCCCAAAGCCGAGGCCCTCGAAACGAATCACTTCCGCCGCCACGGTGCCCGCATCTCGCTGCTCCACGCCACCCGCGGCCGCGCGCAGCAGGCCATCGAAACCCGCGCCCTCTGGCTCGAACGCGCCGCCGATCCCGACGCCATCGAGCACATCTTCGGCCTCGATCCCGACGACCCGGAAGGCCCCGCACTCGGCGGCTTCCGCCACATCATTCAGGACTCCCACGACGGCGGCCCCTGCGGAGCTTGGAACATCGCCGCCACCGTCGCCGCGGGCGAAGTCTTCGTTCAAGTCTCCGACGACATGATCCCGCCGCAAGGCTGGGACCGCGCCATCCTCGACGCCCTCGGCGTGACCACCGTCCCCGCCGTCCTCCGCGTCTCCGACGGACACCGCACCGACGGCCTCATCGTCCTCGCCATCGTCACCCGCGCCTGGTGGCGGCAGGAAGGCCACCTTTTCCACCCCGCCTTTTTCTCCATGTATTCCGACAACTGGCTCACCGAACGAGCAGCCGCCCACGGAGCCATCATCGAAGCCCCGCACCTCCTTTTCGAGCACCGCCACCCCGTCTTCACCGGCGAGCCCTGGCACCCCACCACCGCCGCTAGCAATGCCCCCGAGCGCTATGCCGAAGGCA